TCAACGATGCCCTGGTAAATTAAATTACTCATTATTTTCTATTTTTTGATTTATTATCGGCGTTAATTCCATCAACCAGTAGAACTAAATCCTTCATCCAAGGTTGATTATTTTTGATTTGCTCTTCTTTTAAAATTTTGTAAAAATCATCACAAAATTTAGGATTTGTCTCAGGTAAAAATTTATTAAAAAATGCTAAAACTTCAGAATTTTTCATAAGCTAATTTGATTGATATTTTTTATTAAAAAGCCTTGTAAAGCTAGGTATATATTAGCTTCGTAAGGTTTGTCTATCAAGTCAATTAGTGCTATTTTGCTTAAATAAATGCTGATTTTCTAACTGCATCTTTCCTCAAATTCCTGATTGAAATTATCAATTTGGCGAAGCGTTTCTTCACTTAAGGAATTTAACTCTGACTCGGTTATTGTGATAGGATTTGCCCAAAGGCAGAGGTTATTTGCGGATGTATTTTTGCATCCTGCGTTTAACAGTAGAAATGCTATCATTCCTACGATTAATTTGCCTCTTTCTAGATTTTTTTGCATCGCTAGCATTATTTTTGAGTTGTTTGATTTTTTCTGATTTTTTGCCTTTAAAAAATCCAAAACCAAAAATGGTGCAAATTCCTGCCAAAAATATCACTGATTTGATTATTATTGTTTCTATCATTTTTTGATTCCTTTTTCAAAAACCCCTATACCAAGCAAGCTTCCACCAGCAATTAAAAACATGTTAATAATACCGAGAGCTGTTGCCGCATCTGCTGCTCCTTGATAAAGTGAGTAAGCAAATAAAATAATGGAAAATATAATTCCTGATCCAAGAAGGATTGAGCCCCATAATCTTTTAGAGGATTTATTACCTTTGGAATCTTGTAAAAATTTGTTAGTCATGCTTGCTAATTTATTAATTCAAAATGTGGTAAATCAAAAAATGTCTGATCATGTAAATCATTGTCATTATCCCAATCAGCTCCGCATCTAATTTTAATATTGAGTTGATCTGCTGTAGCTTTTACATAGCCAACGAAGTGATAAAATCCGATCCTATTATTCCAATTTATTGGATATGGAACGACGTCAATTGCTAGAGATGGGTTTTGATTATGTTTACTTTTTCCTGCTTTTAGCTTTGATTTTCCTTGGCAGTAAAGCTCTTCTTGACATTCATTACTTCTAAAGCCTTCAATAATTGTGCAATCATAATTTTTAATGACTTCATTAAAAAGTTTCTGCAAATCAGGATGACAACTCGCTAATTTTTCTTTTGACCTATTTGAATATTTTGGCATTTTTTATTTATTTAAATTTTATATGATCACCAATAAGAGCTATAAACCCTGCGGTAATCAGAGTCATAAATCCAAAAATCATCCATCTGATAAAAACCTTAAAAGCATGCTTTTTTGCCATGCGTAGTGATTTGAGCAATTCCCGCAAATTGGCAATATCCATATAGGCTAAATCATCATCTAAACCAATCTCCTTTAGAGCAGCTTTGGCACCTTGCTTTGAAGCTTTGGTTAAAAGCTCTTCTAGCTCAATTGAAGTGAGAGTTATTTGGCTTAATTTTTTATCTTCTTTTCCGAGCATTTTAAAATTTTTCTACGGCGTTAATAGTGGATTGATAACCTTGGTCACTGATATCGTGAGTTATGGCTTCAACAATCCATGTCCTGTTTTTTAGATATTTGATATCTGGTATTATTATTTTGCTCTCAGCGCTTAAAATAGGATTACCAGGAAGTGATATTTCTAATTTGCTTATTCCTCTCTCAAATTCTGCTAATTTTGCTTTAGCGGCTTCCAAGGCTCTATTTTGATCTGTGAATGTGTATCGCATCTCATAATCAGGCTCACCTGTTCCAGATGCGACCTTCTTTTCTTCTGCGGTTGCAAAGTCGTGATATTTAGCAATGACTTTGCCAAACTTACCTCGATCAAGAATATTTAATCTCCAGCTAGATATTTGATTTTCAGAAAGTTCTAATTTTGGTAGCTCCTTACCAGTGATGGTTGTGCCTTTATTCTTTTTGGCAAAAATTAGCTTTCCTGCTACGAACTTAATGAAAGCGTCATAATCTCTGGCGAAGTTAGTTAAAAATGACAGATCACTCTCATTGGTTTGGTCAATATGAGCTATGTAGATTTGCTCAAAATATTCATCAATTAGAGATATGAATTTATGCTCTTTGGCAATTTTACTTACTATGCCAACTAGGCTATATTCATGCCATGATCTGCTTTTTGGTGATCTGATTTTGTTGGTTAAATCTTTGATTTTTGTATTACTGGCTTTAGCAATAATCCTCATCCTTGATGGTGGCGAGGATAGATCAATATTATCTACAATATAGCTTCCCATCAAAACTAAATCCTGATTCTCATAACCAAGAGATATTTCAAGATTTGTGCCTCTTGGTGGAATTTCTAAAATATTATCTCTGTTATCGAGTAGGATTTCTGCCTTATCAGAAACAAGACCAGTTTCATCGGTAATATTTAAAGACACTAATCTTGGTAATAAAGTGTCAGTGATATCTTTATCATCCGTCTTGACTTTAAATATTGGCTTCATGTCCAGAGCTTTACTATTTCAGATTCTTTTTGAATTGTTATTTCTGGTAAGGTAATTTTGACTCCAGCTTCAAAAACAGCATCTAGTTCAGATAAATGAGGATTAGCTTCCAAAACTTGCTCAACTATTTTTACTGTACTGCCATAATAATTCTGGCAAATTTGATCCAAAATATCACCATCCCTCGTTGTATAAATGATGCTCATAAACTCGATGCAATATTTTGAATAATTCCTTTTGTTCCCCTCTTTTTATCCTCACCATATCTCTTTAATGTGATGGAAAATTCTATTTTTCTGGGGCTGCCATCTTTTAAAAAATTACTCTGATTTTCTGATATTTTAGAAATGCACCATCTGCCAAAGGCGAAGCCATTTCCTGATATTAGAAATAATGGCTTGCCAAGACCAGCTTGAGATCTCATTAGAGTAATTTGCTTTAATCCACCTTTAAAATGAGGATAGATAATTCCCTCAAGATCAATTGTTTCAACGCCAAAGCCAGTAAATTGCAGAGCTGGATTACTGCCCAGTCTATTAACTTCCTGCCATTTATATTCGCTTTGTCTTTTTAGAGTTTGATAAGCAGAGTTTTTTACAGCAAAACGATAAGCTCCCAAAATCATCATCATATCTATTTTGAGCAGGCTATTCACAGTTAGCTTGCTGCTGATATTTTTGAAAAAATCTAATGCCATGGCTAATCGTAATTTAAAGATTGCTTTCTAACCGCAAATTTATGCATTACCTCGTCAATTGCTATTCGCACTTGATTGGCGATGGTTTTTTCATCAGCGTCAGTTCTAGCATTAATGGTAATTGGTGCGGAGATAGAAATATTTGAACTGGAACTATTACCAGCAATATTTGAGATATTGCTAGTTTCTAATAATTGCTGATCAGAGAAGGAGTTATCTTCAATTTCTTTTACGGTATCTCCTATGCTTGGGCCTATTTTTTGGCCAGTTTGCTGATTCTTATTCTCATCATCAGAAAATACCCCAACCACAGATTTAAAACCTTTGCCAACAATGCCAGCAACTTTCTCAAGTGGTTTTAATAATTTGCCAACCCATGCAAATGCTTTTTGCACCCAGCCGATAACTCCGCTAAAAAGATTTTTAAAGAATTCACCAACAGGAGTCCAATTGGCAATCAAGATTCCTGCGGCAATTGCAATTCCGCCAATAATTAAGCCAATCGGATTTGCCATCACGGCAATACCAAGTGCCTTAATAGCAGTAATTACAGTTGGAACTGCAAAGCTCATTAATGTCATTGCGGTTCTAAACGCAATAATACTACCTTTAGCTGCTAAAAAACCTCCTTTTAAAAAGGTAAAGGCATAGCCAGTTGCAATTGCTGTTATTTTAAAACTGATCAATCCAGCTACCGCTAGACCAATATATTTAGTCAAAACAGGGAATCTTTCAGCTAAAACACTTATTCTCCCTGCAATACTTGCTGCCTTTCTGGCAATAGTTGCAAAAGCTGGAAGCAAAACAGATCCAATTGATATTCCAACCGATTCAATAGCTGATCCAAATTCTTTAAATGCGCCAACAGTAGTATTTTTTAACCGATCTGCCATTTCCTTGGCAGCGCCAGTGGAATTATTAATTTTTTGCTCAACCTCATCTAATCTTCCAGTTTCAACAGATTTAAAAATTGCCAATGCACCAGAAGTTGCTCTTGTTCCAAAAATATCTTTGATAGTTGATAATTTTTCTTCATCAGATGCGTCTTTCATTGCAGCGGCCATTTCTTTCAAAATAGTGACCATTGATCGCATCTTGCCATTATCAAAAACTTTAACTCCAATTCCTGATAATCTTTTTTGAGCAAGCAAAGCTTCTTTGGCAACATCGGGCATTTCTTCAGCAGAAACTCCCATTTCTTCTCTCATTTTACCAAGAGCTTTAGCTCCTGATTTTGCTGGAGCGGCAAGTCTTAAATATGCTGATCGGAGCATGACACCAGACATTGATGCTTGAATTCCAGCATCACCCAACACTCCAGCTAAAACTGCCGTTTCCTTTAAAGTTCCACCAACTGCTGCGGCAGCAGGGGCAATAAATTTCATGGTTTGACCAAGCATTTCAACATTTACATTTGTTGATCTACTTGCCTGAGCTAAAATATCAGCAACTTCACCAGTCCTTTCAGCTTTCATATTGAAGCCAGTTAGGATATTTGAAGTAATATCTGCAGTTCTACCGAGATCCATATTTCCAGCAATTGCTAGATTTAAAACAGAAGGAGTTGCTGCTAAAATTTGATTAGTGCTAAGTCCTGCCATACCTAAAAACTGCATAGCTTCTGCAGTTTGACTTGCGGTATATTGTGTTGTTCGCCCAAGTTCTCTTGCTTGTTTTGTTAGGCTTTTAAAGCCTTTACCACCTGCTGCTTCATTAGTAATTGCTCCAACTTTTGCCATAGCCAGTTCAAAATCTACAGCAGGACGAACGGCGGAATATAATGCTCCACCAAGAGCGACAGCATCGACCATTTGAGATCGGTAATTTGCTCTTTTGCCAAGATTGGCATCTTTGGCATTTTGATTATTTTGTAAGCTTGCTTGGCGTCTTTTTAGAACATTTAGATTTTTACTTAATTTTGACTGTTCTTTATTAAAGTTCTTAATATCAATCCCAGAAGAGCGAAGGGCCTTGCCCATTTGCCTCGTGGATCTAGCAGTTTCAAGAAATGATCTCTTGGTTTGATCGGATAGCCTTTTGGCTTTTCTAAAATTATTTTGTAATAATTTAGTCGGACTGTTGGTGTTGGCAATTTCTTTACTT